TATTCCTGGTTTACAATGTTTAACTATGGGTGAGTTATTACAAGCTATGTCAATTCAAGGAACTGATGCAAACTCTATAAGATTAGGAGAACTCCAAATTACAAAAGGTGGAGGAAAAGATAATCCAATACAAACATCTTCTGATTGGTGGATTAAAAGAGGAGAAGCTAAATTAAGAGAAGAGATTGGTATAAAAATAAGGAGTACTAAGACAAATGGCTAAAATACAATTAAATTTTAAAGGTGGAACAGGTGCACCACAAGTTATAGAAGTTGAAGAAGAATTAGCTCATAGAATAGTTAAAGAAAATCCATCTTACGAATATTATGGAAAACCTAAAAAGGATATTAAGGATATCGTTTTAGAAAACCCTATTGTAACTTCAAAAAAACTTAAAAAATAAATGGTAGTAACATCTGCGGAATTAAGAAGCGAACTAGAACCATTTTTAATGAATGGGAAGCAAGTAATGCTTAGATATTTCACTATAGGATTTGGTGCTGGTTCATATTATGATGATGATGATACCTTAACTCGTTCTGGTAATGATATTTGGACTTCTGGATTACATATGCCACTATCAAATAAGTTTGGTAGCGAAGATCATCATTTTGTAGAACAAGGTAGATTAGATTCTAATGATTCTAAATTATATATATTAGGTGATATTGATACTAGTGCTCATAAGTTAAAAGTTTCAATTGGTAGCCCAGCAACAGCATTAACTATGTATAAATTAAAAGAAGATGCAGTGTTATCATATCCATTAGATGATCCAGTATATAAGAAATTATTTATTACTAAAATACTTGGTAATGGTTCGCTAACAGGTGAAAGTTAATGGTAAAAGTACCAAGTTCTAGAGGTGGTATGATTTCTGTAAATATTTTAGGTATTAATAACGTTATTAGAAATTTAGCAGCTTCTAAAATCAAAATAGAAACTAAAACAGAATTAGAATTAGTAAAGAATGCTAACTTTGTACAACAAGAAGTTCAAGAATCTATCATAGGTAATAGAGCAGAACCAAAAAGTGTAGATACAGGAGAATTTGCCAATTCGATATCTATAGATGCTTCAAATTTAAAGAAAAATTCAATATCAGTATATTCAGATGTAGTACAAGCTAAGTTCATGGAATATGGAACAAGCAAGTTATCACCAAGAAGACACTTTAGAAATACTAAAGCTAGAGTTGAAAAAGATGTTGTAAATAACTTGAAAAAAACACTAAAAAACCTTTAACTATATAATTAAATAAAAATATATTTAAACTAAAAAATATATTAGTTAATATAAGTTGTCTCGCGTGATAACTTAAACACCTTCGCATAGGTACAAAATGACAGTAGAATCTATAAATACAGCTACATTTTTATCAGACCTAATTATATTTATAAGAGATGATTTATTATCTAATATCACTGACCCTATTTCAGCATCAAGAATGGCTGGAAGAGATTTTAAATTTGTACAAACTTCTTATCCTACAAGAGGAACACAATATCCATTAATAACAGTTGTTGATAATAATTCTGTAATGTCTAGACTCGGTATGAGGTCAACTCAAATGGCCGTAAATGTTAAAATTGAAATCAGAGTTTGGGCTAGAAAAATACCAGAAAAAGATGAATTAGCTCAAAGCATTGTAAATCGATTAAGGGGTCAACAATTTACAGGAGCAGATTACAGTGATACAGTAGGATTTCATGATTTGGATATAATTAGCATGGTTAATGTCGACGAACCAGGCGAAGAAGGCATCAAGAGTAAAGTAATTACAATTGGTGGATTAATAATAATCGGAGGTTAAAATAATATGGGAATATTTCCAGCAGGAAGAAATCAAGTTGTAATGCAGTTCGAGAGTGGTACATGGGGAACCGCCAGTGGTGCAGTTTTATGGCCAGGACAAGTAACTAACATAGAAGCAACATGGGTTGAAAATATAGCAGAGCAACGATATTTAGGAACAGACACAAGAAATGTTGATAGGTTTACACCATTAGCAAGAGATGTGCCAGTTACATTAGAGTTTATTCCACAAGATTGGAGAATGTTAGGATTTGCATTTGGTAGTATATATACACATAATACCGGAAGTCCAAGTCCGCCAGTAAGTCATCATTTGAATGAAGCAAACATTACTGAATTAAATGCATTCACATCTGGAACATTTGTACCGTTTATGAGTTTTACATTAGAAGAATTAAAACAATTTAATTCAACTGGTTTAAATATTAATAAACAGATACAAGGATGTACAGTAAACTCTTATGAAATATCAGCTAGCGAAGGAGACTTTATTAATGTTTCAGCTGATATAATTGCTAAAAATATTATATATACTTCAGGAACAGGAGCAACTTTAGTTGAGTTGTCTAGTCCTAGACCATACTTATGGAAAGACGGATTCTTTGCATTACCATCTGGAACAACTACAAAGATTGATGGTATTAAGTCATGGACATGGAGACTAAATAATAATGCTGAAGGAAAGCATTATACTGGAACTGGTAGTAGAACAGCAGACGCAATTGTACCAACAGAAAGAACATATGAGTTAGAGTTAACTATGGATGCTATGAGCCAACACTATAAAACATTCCATGATAGATATGTTTCTGGAACAACATTTAATTTGTATAAAGAAATTGTTCAGAATACAGGAAGTAATTATCTAAATATGTATATGAGTGGATGTGTTGTTATGGATATGAGTGATCCAAGTCCAGCAGAAGGTCTTAATGAAGTATCAGTAACAATTAGACCTAAGACTTGTAACGCAATTGCAGCAGATAGTATAGATTTATACACACCATGGTAAATCAATTTTTTTTATTTTTTTTTAAATATAAAAACAAAGGAGGAAACAAATGGTATTAGAAATAAAAGATATTACTTTTAATAGAGGAGAAGATGGTCAGTTGTTAACAACTGAAATGTCTTTAGAAGGTATAGAAGGGAAACCTACAATAATAGCTAAACCGCTAACAAGAGGTAAATTACAAGAAATTTATAGTAAAGCAACTTCTAGTGATGAAAAGGAAAAGTTAACTGCTGATACAGATATAATTAAATTTGGATTAGTAAAGCCAGAAATGGACGAAAAGCAAATAGCTGATTTGAAACCAGCATATGTATCAGCTATTTCAACAGCAATTTTGTCATTAAGTTTAGGTATAGCACAAGATGAAGTTGGTAAGGAAGCACAAAGAATAATAAATAAAGAAGAGTTGGAGTTAAAAAAAAAATAAACGAGCAAGATAATGCGTTGTGGTTACATAAAATAGGTTATACTTTTTTTACTATTCCACAATTAACCTATCCTGAAGTTAACTCTTTAATAGAAGCACATAATAGAGAACAAAAAAAGAAAGAAAAACAAGAAAAAAAGGCAGCTATGAAATCAAAAGGTAGAAAAAGATAATGGTATTAGGATTATTGGCAAGTGCAACAGGAAGTAATGTAATTAATATAGTTATTAATGCAGTAGATAACTTCTCTGGAACACTAGCTGGTATCAATACTAAATTAGCAGTGAGTTCTAAGGCCATACAAAGTAAGTTTGGTAATATAGCATCTGGAGCAAGAGTTGCTGGTACAGCTTTAACTGCTGTCGGTGTTGTTGGTGCGATAGGATTAAAAGGTGCAGTAGATACAGCAATTGAATATGAAAGTGCATTTACAGGTGTTAGAAAAACAGTAGAGTTATCAGAAAAAGAATTTGAAAAATTAAATAATAGATTTAAAACATTATCTACAGAAACAGGAACCAGTTATGTTGAGTTAGCTAAAATAGGAGAGTTAGCAGGACAATTAGGTGTATCAGGAGTAGCTAATATTTCTAAATTTACTAAAACTATTGCAGATATATCAGTTACTTCAAATTTAACAGCTGAACAAGCATCAACTGATTTTGCAAGATTTGCAAATATTATGGGAATGCCAATTGATAATGTAGATAAATTAGGTTCAGTAATTATAGATTTAGGAAACAATATGGCAACAACAGAAAGTGAAATTGTTTCTATGGGTATGAGAATAGCTGGTGCTGGTAAAGCATTAGAATTTTCAGAATCACAAGTTATGGGTTGGGCAAGTGCATTAAGTTCTGTTGGTGTAGAAGCACAAATGGGTGGTACTGCTATATCAAAAATGATGATTAATATTAGTAGTATGGTTGCAACTGGATCAGAGGATTTAAAGAAATTTGCAGATGTTGCTGGAATGACAACTGCCGAATTTACTGAATTGTTTGAAAAGGATGCATCTGGAGCATTACAACAGTTTTTCAAAGGATTAAATAAAGTTGGTGAAGAAGGGGGGAATGTATTACAAGTTATAGAAGGTTTAGATATTAAAGAAGTAAGATTAAGAGATACTGTTTTAAGATTAGCAAGTGGTTATGATAAATTAGATGTTGCAATGGGAATACAAGGAAAAGCTTGGGATGAAAATATAGCATTAACCGAAGAAGCTGAAAAAAGATATGCAACAACTGAAAGACAAATAATGAAGTTTAAAGCTGAATTGTCTAATTTAAAAGATACAATGGGACAAGCATTATTACCTATAGTAATTAAAGTTACTGAAAGTCTATCAAAACTAATCACATTTTTTGGAGAACATCCTAAATTAGTTAAATTTATTGCTATTGCAGGAGCGGTTGTAACAGCTTTAGCATTAATCATAGGACCTATATTATTATTGATTGGATTATTACCATTATTAATGGGAGGAGTTACATTATTAACAGGTGGAGCAGGAGCATTGGTAGTTGCGTTATCACCAATACTATTAGTGGTTGGAGCAATCATAGCAATCATAGGAGCATTAATAATTACAGGATATTTATTGATTAAACATTGGGATTTAATTAAAGCAGTAGTTAAAGGTTTATGGGAATGGATGAAAGAACATTGGAAGTTAATATTAGGAGTAATATTAGGTCCAATAGGATTAATAATTAAAGCTGGTGTGTTTTTAATGGACCATTGGGATGATATTAAAGCATTTGCTGTTGGATTATGGGATAAACTTAAAGAGGTATGGAAATCTGGAGTTAATTTTATATCTAATATTTGGGACTCGTTAAAAAATAAAGCTAGCAATACTTGGGATTGGTTGAAAGATGTTTGGAATGATGGTGTAGATACTGTAAAAAACGTAACTAAATCTATTGGAAACTTCTTTATAGGGATGGGTAATGTAGTGATTAATGTTTGGAATACAATGATAAAGGGGATGGAAACATCATTAAATTGGGCAATAGATGCAATAAATTGGTTAATTAAAAAAGCAAACAAAATACCTGGAATTGATATTAGTAAAATAAGAGGTGCAAATTTAGATTGGGGTAAAATAGGAAATATATCATATTTAGCAGAAGGTGGAATAGTTACTAAACCAACAGCAGCTATTATTGGAGAGAAGGGACCAGAAGCAGTAATTCCACTAAATAAATTAAATACTGGAAAATCTTCAACAACATATAATATTAATATTAACAATTTAAATGGTTTTGATGCTAGAGATATAGCAACTAAGCTTCAACAAGAACTATTAAAAAAGGTGAGCTTAGGATAATGAGATGGCAAGATGTGGCGAAGATACTTGGAACTGGAACGACTTTAATAGGATTATTTGCTACTCTTTTTATGCTAACAGGAATAAGCTACGAACATTCTGGAGATATAGATTGTGTAAACGATTGCGAATCATATATCAATATAACAACGAAATATTGGAGAGTTTGTTTCGAAAATACTAAACCAGACCAGAGAATGTATATAGATGGTGATGGTAAATTAACAAAAGTTACTGCACTAGATGCAGAATATCCAGTTCTCTATAAGAAGTCTACTTATGGGAGAACGTTATGGGTCAATCTAGACAAGATTGATAATATTATTTCTACAGAACCAAGAATTCCTGTTGATTGGTTAGTTCCTACTTATGGTAAAAAATGGAGACCAATTAAAGAAGGAGATTGTTGGGAAAGAGGAAAAGTAAATAAGATTAAGTTAGTTGGTCATAAATCATACGTACAATCTGTTAAATGGAGCTTCATATTAGGAGATAAAATAGATATTGATCCTGTTTGGGGGGGAGCTTCTTCTGTTACAGTAGACGATACTGGTAATACTATTGGACGGTGGACTTCAATTGCAATTGATTCTAATGAAAAGAAACATATTGTTCATCAAGACGCATCAGACGGTGCACTAAGATATTGTAATGATACTGGAGGAAGTTGGAGTTGTGCCGTTGTTATTGATAATGCAGATGATATTTTTGGTACTCATGCTAGATTAGCATTAGATTCAAATAATTGGAGACATACAGCTTTTAAAAATGACACAGGAGATGATTTAATGTATTGTAATGATACAGCTAGTGGAGTTTGGTCTTGTACAACAATAGAAAGTGAAAATAGAACTGGAACAGAAATATCTATAGCAATTGATGATAATGATGATGTTCATATAGTTCATTATGACTCAAATGATACAGCTTTAAGATATTGTAATAATACTGCCGGAGATTGGAGTTGTGGAATAGCTAACTCACTTAGTGCTTTTGATACTGACATGACTATATCTAATAATGTTATTCATGTTTCTATGCGTTCTAGTACTGCTTATTGTAATAAAACAATTGGAGGAGGAACATGGTATTGTGAAACTGGAACGAATGTAAATGTTATGTGGACTTCTATTGATATTGATTCGAATGAAAAAGCACATGTATCATATACAACTAGTAGTACAGTTGGTATTTTATCTTATGCTAATAATACAGCAGGAGCTTGGTCTACAACAGAAATAGAAGGAGATGCAAATGATGATGTGGGAGCATATAGTTATTTAAGATTAGATGGTTCTGATACTGCACATGTAATTCATATAAATGATAGCGGAGATGATTTACGTTATTGTAATAAAACAATAACCGGAACTTCATGGGATTGTTTAACATTAGATGATGATGGTGTTAATTATCCAAGTTTAGCAATAAAGAAAGGACGAAGAAGTGATTCTACTGAATATTCAAATAATATTTCTGTTGCATATCAACAAGATAATAATTTAATATTCTTAACAATGCCGGTTGGTGATTTTAGCGTTGTGCCGATTCAATCAAACCCAATATTAAATTCAACTTTAGGTACAAATTTAACAACTGAGAATCTTACTTGTTATAATGTAAGTACTGCAGGAGATAGTAAAGTTTTTAATGTAATTAATTGGTATAAGGATAATGTTTCTTTGAAAGTGTTAAATATGCCTATGGATTTGAATGCGAGTGACTATAGTGGGTTTTCAAATGATGGTGTTGTTACTAATGCGGTTTTAAATACTACCGATTGTAAGATGGGGAATTGTTATACTTTTGATGGGTCTGGTGATTATATAACTGTGGCTGATAGTTCCTCTTTGGATAGCATAAATACAACTCAACAAATGGCGGTTAGTTTTTGGGTTTTAAAATCTGTTGAAGTTGATGCAGAAAAAGAGATTATGACAAAAGATAGATGGGAAGATGAAGTTCCTTTCGAAATTGGTTTAACCGTTAATAATGCAACTTTTTACCAAATACTTCCTTTATCCGCAAGTTCTTGTGAATTAATCATAACTGATTATGGTGCAGGTATGACTGTTGGTAAATTCTATCAAGTATTTGGACAATTTAATGGTACAGATATTGAACTTTTTATAAATGGTACTTTTAGAGGTTATACTACTTGTTCAATTCCAACAATTCCAATAAATGCTAGAGATTTAATCATTGGTGGGCGTATTGGTGAGAATCATTTTGCCGGAAATATAGATAACCCTGAATTATTTATTACTTCTTTTTCTCATGCTTATATTAAAGCAAAGTATAAGTTTGAAAATTTTTATAGACAACCTTTTAATGGGATTGTTTCAGATGAAACCTTAGATAATGAAATATGGTCTTGTACAATGATTCCAAATGATTTAACTTCTGATGGATTAATAAAATATAGTAATAACATTACTATAGGTGTTGCTAATTCTGATACATTTCCTAATTTTGACCCTATATCTAATTTTAATTTAGTTAGTAATTGGGGTGAAAAGAAATTAACTATTACTGCTAATGTTTCAGATGGCGAGGATGTAGATAGTTCTTTAAAATATATATTTACAAATTCAAATCCTAACCTTTTAGATATGGATATAAATAATGTAACTGGTGAAGTAAATTTTACAGCTTTAAATAATAATATTGGTGTTTCAACAATTAATATTTCTGTAATTGATACTGACAGCAACGAAAACTCAACTAAATTTGATATTACTGTTGTACCTAGGGTTAATGTAATAAAATATGGTACAATGGGTGGACAAGATGACGGAGACCCTGGATTTTCATGTAATACAAACAACACTCACATTTTAGATGAATATGTTGAAAATAATATTTCATTTATTTTCTTTTTGACCTATGGAAAATATGAAGTTTGGTTAAAAAATTTCACAGAGAAAGCAAACGATGTTAATGTTACAGTTTGTTTAGATACACTTACAAGTGCTAATATTTCTATTTTTCAGAGTAATTATTATCCTAATGCTGATGGAACTTATTCCGCGTTTACAAATGATGAAGACAATGGAGATATAGGAAATGAAACATGGGTTAAAGAATCTGCTATTTCTTTTGCAGATTATGTTTTAGCAGTTAATATTACTTGTATAGATTTTAATGAAGATAATTGGAAATATAATATTTCAGATGATGTTATGTCGGGATATTCTCAAGCTGATTTATTAGATTTTAGAATTTATACTGGAAACTCAACTGCGTTACTTCCTGTAGATGATAATCATGATGATGGTACTAGAACAATTAACGTTACTGACAATCACCCATTATGGTATGAATTTTATCAATGGAAGTTTTATGCACATAAAAGATATACAAGACACGTTTGTTCAGAATTTAAACAAAAAGTAGAGAATGGAACTTGTATTTTTTTCCTCAGTGATGCATTACATGGTGCTAAGTATGGAGTTTCACCTAGTATTACATTTTCAAATGGTTCTTATTTAGATATGTTGGTTGCTGAAGGATATTCTTCACCAACTGCTCACAATTCTGGGATTAAACAATTAGGTGATAATATGGGTATAGAAACTTGTGGTTTTGTAGATGCTTATCATTATGATACAAGCACATGGCAAGAATCAACAGGTGTAATAAGAGATATGTTAGTCAATAAATTTACAGGAATGTATTGTGATGTTTTATATTACCCTCAATTATTAACTCCATCTGCTAGTAATAATTATAATATTAGTAGTGTAAATGCAGTTAGTTTAGGTATGCAAATAACTTCAAATGCTGGTTTAAATTCACTTTTAAATGATACCACATTAAGGGCTAATTATTCTGTTGGTATTGTTAGAGATTGGGATTATGGTTTAATTTCTTATGGTGGTACATCAAGATATAGAGATTGGCTTAATACGGTAGATGGCAATCTTGGTTTATATAGAACAACAACAATTATGTCGCCAATTACAACAGGAAAGCTAGATGGATTAACAACATTAGTTTTAACCAAACATGAAGTTAGTGATGATGAATGGGATGCTTTAATTAAATTTCAAAACGAAGGTGGGAATGTAGTTTATACAAGTTTCGACCAGTTAGTCCCAGATAGTTATACTTCACCTTTACAAGTAGGTAGTGGCTGTGCAACTACTGATTTATATATTGCTACATCTCAAAAGATGACTTTATTGTTTGGTGCTAATCCAAATAAATCTCAGCATACAGATTGTTATCAAAAAGTAACTTCAACAGGTACTTTAAAAATTACAGATAACACCACATTTATTACAAATACTAGATTAACTAATTTACCTGAAAGAGGGGAAGATAATTGTTATACTTATTTAAATATTAGTGCTGGTGCAACTGCAATTGTTACCATAAACTCTACAGCCGATGTAACATACCCAGTTTTAACTTATTATAAAAGAAATGCTACAAGTGGTTTTGGTATTTGGATTGGAATACGGTCAAATAGTTGGGAGGATGGTGGTAGATTTGAAAACAATATTTTAATGTTACAAAACTCATTAAATGTTTCTGCATATGTTAATGATAGTTCTGTTTTAGATTATATAAATAAATTATCTATAAATGTTACTCAAATAAAAGTTCCTTATATTTTTTCAGATAAATTAGCTATATTTAATAATGCGTCTAATGAAGACTTTAAAGGATGGTATGTTAAAAATAATGATACATATTGGCAATTTCACACATTAGTTTCAGAAGGAATTGATTTAAATTTAACTGCATCTTGTAATTCTTCATGGATGGTTAATGGTAGTTTATTTCTTTCTAACACTACATATTTTAATGTAACAATGCCATTGAATACTTATTGGTATATAGAATCATATCCATCAGAAGCTCCAACTCCACCAGCACCGCCAGCAGGTGTTAGTGATATCAATCCTCAATTAAGTCCTGGAATATTAAATATAGCCATTAAACCATCATCTCTTACACAAAACATGACTCAACCAGAAGGACAAACAACTACCTTAGGAGTATTTAATATAACTAATAATGGTACAACATCTACTGGTGTTAAGATGAACATTAACTATACTGAAACAGGATATACATTAATGATGAATAGTTCTAATGTAACTACACCAATTACTTTAACAAGTACTTATAAATATATAAATACTTCATTAGGTGCAAATGATAGTTTTATGGTTTGGTTATTTATGAATTATAGTACTCCAACAGTGATTTATCATTTTATAATAAACTTTACTAATTCGAGCGTGATATAATGCCAACACATAGTATTTCAGGAACATCATACTTACCTGTTGATTTAACCACTAATGTTAATCCAAGTGGTGCTGGAACCATCGATCCTAGTTCTGGAACATATGCTGTAGATAGTGTTCAAACTATTACAGCTTCAGCTAATGGTGGGTATTCTTTTAGTACATGGAGTGGCGATGTAAGTAGTTCTGATAATCCATTAAGTTTAACCATGAGCGTGGCCAAAAGTATTGTTGCTAACTTTATTGCAACAGATGCTACAATATATACTAAATTAGAGATAGAAGGCACAACATTTATAGCCAAAGAAATATCTGTTGAAAGAAGTTTAGGAGAATATAATGCAACATCAAATTTTGCAGTAGAATTTGATAATACAGATGGACAATATAATGATTCATTTGAATTAAACAATGAGGTTGTTATTTATGCTGATTTAGGAACATCTCCATCTACAACTAAACTATTTACTGGGATTATAGAGAATATAACATTTAGTGGTGCTGGAGAAACAGAAACATTAATAATATCAGGAAGAGATTATGGAGCTGTATTACAAGACATGACAATAACACCTGTTGTATTTAAGAATAGAGATGCTGGAGCAACAGCAAGAATTATAGTAGAACAAAGTGCAAATTCTTTAGTAACAACTAATAATGTAAATGTAAATACAGGAACAATTATTACAAGAATAGCGTTTAATCATAAAAATGTGTTTGATGCATTAAAAGAGTTAGCTGAATTATCATCATCTTATTTTTATGTTGATGAAGATAAAGATGTTCATTTTGAATTAAAGGATGGAGATAGTTCTGGTCATACATTTAATAATACTAATGTGTTTGATGCTAGATTCCAAACAAGTGATAATGAGATATTTAATAAAATTTGGGTATATGGTGATAGAATATTAACAGGAGCATCAGAAACATTTACAGCAGATGGTGGAAGTTTATTTACACTAACAGATAAACCTCACAATACTAGATTTATAGTTGGTGGAACATTACAACAACCTGGTGGAATTTCAGAAATGGATAGTCCTAATACAGAAAGTGGATTAAAATATGTTGTTGACTTTAACGATAAACAAATCATTGCTGTGTCTGGAGCAGCGGCAGGAGATAATATTCCTGCTAGTGGAGAAGCAATCCAAGTAGATTATGAAAGAAGTACCCCAATATTAAAATTTCAAGAAGATGGTACCAGTATAGCAGCATATGGACCAAAAACAAAAGTAGTTAAAAATGAAGATATAAAAGATTATTCACAAGCAACAGATGTAGCAACTGCAACATTAGCAGAATTTAAAGACCCCTCGACACAAGGAGACTTAGAGGTGTTTGCTATTTTAAATCTTACACCAGGAAACACTTGTGTGGTTGATTTACCTTATCATGGTATTAATACACAAACTTATGATATTATAAACGCAAAGTATACATTTAATAAGGCAAATAACTTAGCAGGTAGTGTATTAAAGGTAACTGTTAGTAAAAAAATAAAAGATTTTACTGACACTATGAAAGATCAAATATTAAGAATGAGAACAGTTGAGTCTGGGGCATTGGAAGGAACATTATCATTAATAGAAACATCATCTGACAATATGACTCAATCGCTTCATTGGGAAGTTCACTCAAGAAACATAGGGAGTGCATTCATATTTCATAGTAATGATAACGACAGGTTAGATTCAACTCAATCTCTTTTAGGAGAAATGAGAAATGATTTAGCAATGATTCATTCGGGTGGGGATTACTGATGATTAAAGATTATAAAATATTAAGAGGTGATAAACTTTGGGAATAACCAATATAGGATTACAAGGAACAGCATTAGCTTTTGGTGGTTCAGTTAGCATTCCTACTCATACAGCAATTGGAACAGGAACTACAGTATTCAATGTTACTGGAACAGCAATGGATGCAGAAAGTGATAGAAATGCATTTACAAGTACATCATATACTGGAAGTGAGGTAACATTTATATCAGATTATTCATCTACTGAAATAAGTGGTACTGAGTTTACAGAATTTGGAACATTTAATTCAGGTACAGGAGGAATTATGTTTCAAAGAGAAGTAATTACAGGAAGTGAAGTATTTGCTGGAGATAGGGAACTGCAACTCCAGGTAGCATTCCGCTTTGACATATAAAATGAGAGGAAAATGTTCAAGAAAAATAAATGGAATTAAAAATAAGAAAAATATTGAAGATTTTAATAAAATAATGGAGGTAAATAAAACATGGTAGAACTATATACACAATATACTAGTGGGTTACAATTCACTGCTGGAACAGTTGCAGCAGGAAGTGTTACTGGAGCTAGTGGAATAAATGATATAACAAGACAAATAAATACAAATACAACAGCTGCAACAGCAGCAACTGG